AATGGCGAGGCATTTAGCTATGAGGGCGCAGAAATGCACCAAGATAACTGGTATACATTGAGCGGCCTAGTGCGTGGACAGTACGGAACTAATGCAATCAGTCATAGCGCTGGCGAGCGTTTTGTGCGTGTAGATGAGGCTTTATTTAGATACCCATATCGCAAAGAGGATATAGGGAAAACAATACACCTCAAATTTACCTCTATGAACCTATTCGGCAGCAACGAGCAAGAGCTCGACGAGGTACAGGCTTATCAATACACCTTGACGCCGTACTTTATCCCAGAGGTTACAGGCCTCACGCTATACACTAAATACTACGAGATCACTAATAGGGTTAAGTCATTCGATGTGGTGGCAGAGTTCAATGTGCCACACATTAACAGCCTAGATACTGTGGAAATCTGGTATAGAGAGCCTAGTGGCCAATGGAAATATGGCGGTGCAGGTGAGGGACAAGTCATTATAAGTGGCTGTGAGTTAGGCCATACATACGAGGTTAAAGCGGTAGTAAAAGATACACACGGAAACACCTCGCAGGGCGTATCTAAAAATATTACTGTAGAACTAAAGAGCGAAATTCCGAATAAGCCTCTCGGCTTTTCAATTTCATTCAGCGATATGGCGCATTTTAACTGGCTAGAGGTTAGAAATGCCGATGTAGATTATTACGAGCTACGGCTTGACTTACGAGTTGGCCAAAATGACGGCTTAATTGGCCGCAGTAATAACACTACCTATAGTGGTATGCTGCGCAATCGTACTGGTAAGGTTTACTTGTATGCTCATAACCCAGCTAAAGGCTATGGAGCGCCTGCTGAATTAACCTATAACGTGCCGCAACCTAAGCAACCTACAAACCTAAAGGCAACGGCTAATATCAACGGCATAGGCGTTACATTCGAGGCTATTCCAGCCAACTGCAAAGGCGCTAATGTATACGTTGATAGCAAGGTATACTTTACCACTACAAACGCTTTAACCATTCCTTTAGAGGCTGGTGTGTACAATGTAAAAGTGGCTTACGTCGATATATTCGGCGAGGGCCCAGCGACGCAACCAGTCAGCGTAGCGGTTAAAGCTAAGATTGATAAAGCTCTACTTGATATGGAAAGCCTCGGCATATCCGATATGGATAAAGCTGTAAAAGCCTTAAAAGCAGAGGTTGGCACAGTCAAGAGCAATGTAAATGGCTTTAATAGCAAGCTAATAGACCAAGCGAATGCATTCCAGCGTACAGTAAATGACTTAAATAGAAACGTGAGTTCACAAATCACTCAAATTTCTAACGGCATTGAGCTAAAAGTAACGAATGCACTCGGCAAGCTAGACGGTAGAGAACTCATAAGCCGTATCAATTTGACGCCAGCAGGCACACGCATAGACGGCAAGCTCTTACATGTTACTGGGCAAGCGAAATTTGACGATAATATTATCACAAATAAAATGCTACAGGCTGACAGTGTAAACGCTAGAAATATACAAGTTAATAGCTTATCTTCTATCTCTGTTAATACTGGCGACCTAACAGGCGGCTCTATTACAGGCGGCACTTTTAAAAATAGTACTGGTACATTCGAGATAGATCGCAACGGCAATATTAAAGGGGCCAATATTACAGGCTCACGCATTGACGCTGACTCGATATTTCAATCTGGCTACAAGATTAAGAATATTGATGTGCGAGTATACACAGTTAAGCATGGTGATTATTGCCCTATTCCAGAGGGCTTTACAGAGAAACAATGTACGTTTATTCCTGTGGGATATAAAATGACAGAAGATTATAGTGATGTAACAGGAGGCACTAGAGATGGTCGAAAAAAATGGGATAACGCTAATGAGCGAAGAATTGATTATTGCACAATGTATTTCCAGTCTAATATATCGAGCGGATATCACGATACTAAGCCAACCATTGGACTAAATGGTCGCGAGGCTGTTTGCCAATCGATATGGTATAGTTATTTTAGCAATCGAGATGATAACGGCTATCATAAACATATCTCCTTTGGCGTACTATATGTTCTCGTCATTGGTAAAAAATAGTGTTGCAAACCATATGTTAGACAATAAAAAGGGGGTGGCTTATGGTAAAACACGATTTCACGCTACACGCTGGACACGATTTTAATTTTACTTATCAAGTGCCAGAGGGTAGCGACTTAAACCTCACAGGCTATACAGGCGTATGCAAGATACGAAAAAGGCCTAATGAGGCAGTTATATTTGAGCTGAATGCGACAGTCGAAGAAAAGAGCGTTACATTCTCACTCGCTGGCGATGTATCAGCAAAAAAACAGCTACAGACTAAAGACTTTGTATATGACGCATTTATATTCAATGATAGTGAGCATATCAAACTAGGATATGGCAAAATTACGTTTATTCAAGATATTTCAATGCACGATTAAAAAGGGGGCAGAATTATGGCAGATAACACTTTAACTCTAAAGTTAGACAAGGAAACCATTTTCCCTTTGCTCGAAGGGTTAAGAGGCCCAAAAGGTGAAAAAGGTGAGGATGGTCAACGTGGTGAACGTGGCGAGGAAGGTAAACAAGGCCCTAGAGGCCCAAAAGGTGAAACAGGCAGCGCAGAAAATGCAGCGCAATTATTAAAGGTGCATGATATATGGCTAAGTGATACGAGTGTGGATACTGTACTTACAAAAGTAATTGAACTAACAAATTGTTATAGTAACCACATAGCGAAAGACCTCGAATTTGTTCAGCCAAATGCAGGAGCAACTTATATCGATTTCACAGGTGAGCCACATTTTAAGTTATCCATTAATGATGGCGAAAAACGAGAGTTCCAATCTGATAATATGCGTGTTCCTATTGATAGGACTATGCAAGGTGATATAAAAGTTAATTACTACGGCCTAACCGATAATATCATAGGAACTTATACTATTAATTTAGTAGTCGAAAATGAGGAATACGATTGGGGTTCATTAGTCGAAACTAAAGAAATTTCAGAGGGTGGAACAAAAGCAACGCTACAAAAATACGAAAATGGTGCAAAAATCAATGTTACAAAATTTGATAGCAGCGTGTTTGAACTTGAAATTAATAATGTATATTCAAAGATGATAAATAATAATGGCTTGCGTAATACAAAAACAATCGAACTCGATTTAACAAAATTGCCTATTAATAGCAATAAGGGGTATTGGAATTCATCTGGCGATATATTCCATGTATCAAATAATCAAGACTACGTTATATTGAAAGTCAAAAAAGAACAAACTGTTACCCCTAGTCTATGGCCGGGTTCCCCATCATCTTATGGAACTGCTGAATATCTTAACAGCGGCACCAATGTCAAAACAACTGACGTTAAATTACAAATTAATGACTCTAACGTAGTAACTATTGGAAATATGAGAAGAGTTAGATATTCATTCGCTACAAATAGAATTGAGAAAATCGGTTAACACAGAATAAAGGGGACACATGGGAGAAATTACACACTTTTTTGAAGAGGCTTGGCGAATGATGACTGAATCCTTCGCCTTAAAGGCCTTACTCGCAGTTGTGGCCGAAGTGGGGATATATGTGCTTGGATTGAAACATATTCAAGTGTTGGGCATTTTTGTCGTGTTGGTGTTTCTTGACCTTTTAACCAAATGGAGTGCAATCGGATATCAAATGTTGATTGATATGGGTGCCAAGCCGGAGAATATCGGTGGCATTGATAAATACATCGCAATTCCGGCCGCATGGGGTAAAGGGTTGATATCATCTAAGCATATGCGTAAGCCTTTTATTACGAAAGTGCTAACCTATTGCATTGCTACAGCCGGAGCATGGTGCTTTGATTTCATGGCCGGCAATTACGCATTCGCCGTCAATCTTGTGTGGCTATATCTCGCATCTGTAGAGTTCTTGTCGATTCTCGAAAATATGCGAGATGGTGGGAACACAACGATCACAGGCCTATTGGAATTAGTTCAAAGCAAGATTGATGGCATTTTAAAAAAATAAGGGATTAGAGGGTAGCTAATAGCTGCCCTCTTATTATTTAGTGAAAGGATAATACTATGGAGATAGGCAAATATTTTGATTCCTCTGAGTTCGCTTGTAAGTGCCACCGCCACGAGGTTGATGAGAATGGTCTTAATAAGTTAGACCATATTATCGATAAGCGATTGGTGGATTTGCTCGATGCTATTCGTGAGCGTTTGGGGTGTCCTTTAATCATCACAAGTGGTTATCGTTGTGAGGCCCACAACGAGGAAGTTGGTGGTGTTCAGAACTCTTATCACACGCAAGGCGTGGCGGCTGATATCACATATGATGGCATCGATGTGGACTATTTAGCCCAAATTGCCGAAGAGTGTGGCGCTGATGGGATTGGTAAGTATTATTACCAAGATTTTGTCCACGTTGATGTGCGTGGCTATGCAGCACGCTGGAATGATATGGACTAAATAGGGGGCTAGATATGTATGAGAAATGTAAGACATACCTCGAAACGATTAAATCTAAGGTTACTATGCAGCGCCTTATTATTGGTGCTATTTGTGTGCTGTTCCTCTATGGCATTGGCAGCCTCGCAAGTGGATATTTCACAGCCAGAGCCAACTATCAGCGTGCCATTGAGCGATTGGAACAAACTCAAAGAGCACTTGATGACAGCCGACGCCTCAATCGAGAGCTCAACAAAATCATTGAAACAAGCCGACAGCTTAACAATGACGCAGGCGACAGAATTGAAAGAATTGAGGGTTATCAACAGCGAGAGGGCGAAAGCCTTAACCGAATTGAGGGAAATCAACGAGAAACAGGGGCAAGAATTAGCGAAAGCCTCGAACAAAATAACAGAGCAAGAGCAGAGATTAAATCAAGCCTCGAACTCATTAACGGAATTGAAAAACGAAATCAAGAACAATAG